ATCTACGGAACTCAAAACTCTTCTTGTCCTTTATTCGCCCAATGGGAAAAAACTAAAAAAGCAGCTTACCTTACAAAGCTTCCAGCGCCTTTAGAGTCTGTGGAGCATGAAACAGAAAAATTAGAATTACAGGATTTCGATTTCGACTCAGTGCTTAAAAAGTTAAATACTCATCTGAAGAGTAAGCTAAAGCCAAATGAATGGATAGTTTACGAAAATCTTTATCTCAAAAATAAAACAGAGCAAGAAGTAGCTAAAATGCTTGGTTATAAAACTTCTGAAAAGAACCGGAGCCCCGGATATAAGCAAATCAAAAATATCAAAAAGTCAATCATAGAAAAAGCTAAAGAAATTGTCTCTGATAACATAAATATATGAAGAAGAAAGAAGAAATTATTCTCACTAAAGAGCAGGAAGCTCAGGTCGATGATTTTTATGATGATAAAGGAGTCACTGCCATTAAAGAATTGGTGGCCTTAATATTTCCGAATATAGATGAAAAGTATAGAGATGGGAGAAGCGTTTACGGTAAGGCTATAAAGAGTTATTTAGCTTCTAGAGGAAAAAAGACTGTCGCTACTTCAGATAGGAAAGAGGCTTATGAATTAAATCAGGAAGAAAGAGATTTTCTTTATAACAACTGTTCTACTATGAAAGTTTCCGATATGTGCGAAACTTTGTACGGCGAAAAAATAAACCCATCCGAAATGAGGTTTAGAGCGTGCAGCGCATTTGTAAAAACAATTGACGATAAGATAGTTTTGTCTGAAGTAGTCAGAGAAGTCTCTCCTAGTGATTACTTGCCGCCTAAAAATGAAACTAAAGCTATCGCTAGAATTAATAAATATGTCCACGAAGGAATAGATAAGAATGATTTAAAAGCTTCTGATAAAAAAAATGTTTCTAGGCTTATCGCCTATATGCATACTTACAGATTTCTACATCAAATATCAAACTACGCCTCTCAGGATAACAGAGATCTTTTTGAGAGTAGTTTTGTAAGATATACCAATGATAAACCAGACTTGACACAGGAGGAGGTTGACCAGTACATTGTTTTGTCTGCGGAGGTCGTGATAGCTTCTAATATTCAAATCAGAGTAGAAAGACTGCAAGAGCTTTTAGACCAAGCGGCCGAAGAAACAGAAGGAAAAAGAATGGCTATGAGTTTGGTTGAATCTATTAACACAGCGCAAACAGAATACAATCAGTGCGTCAACAGACAGACAAAGCTTCTCAACGAGCTAAAAGAGAAGAGAAGTCAGAGACTTAGTAAGCAGATTAAAGAAAACGCTTCTATTCTAAATTTAGTAGAGATGTGGAAAGATGAAGAGTCTCGCCATAAAATGATTAAACTTGCTGAAATCAGAAAGAAAGCTTTGGAAGAAGAAGTCGATAGACTCTCTACAATGGACGAAATTAAATGTAGAATCATGGGGCTAACAGAAGAGGAGGTCTTAAATGGTTAAATGCGAAGAATGCGGCAAAGAATTTCCATCTGAGAGAAGTCTTCATGCTCATTTAAAAAGTCATAAGTTAAAAGTAAAAGATTATTACTATAAGCACTTCCCTCGTCGAGACAAATACGATAATGAACTAATAAATTTCACTAATAAAGAAAGCTACTTTGCTTCTGATTTTAATAATAAAAACAATTTAAAAAAATGGATGGCTCATGTAGAACCGCCAGTAGCAAAAGAATATTTTAAAAATTTTCTTATCGGCAGAAAACAAAAAAAAGATTTAGAGTTCGCTCCTTGTCAGGTTGAACTTAGGTCCCTCATGAGTCCATCAGTAGCTTACTATCAAAAAGTATTTGGAGACTATAACGAAATATGCAAAGAGGTAGGCCTAGCTACTAAATATAAAACTATAACAGAACCGCTTACCTATAATCCTGAAAAATATAAACACGAAAAAATTTATATAGACACCAGAGAACAACAACCTCTAGACATTATGGGAACACATACAGAAGTCAAGGGTTTGAAATATGGCGATTATACCTTGAGTAATAAAGAACTTACGTGCAATTGTTATATAGAAAGAAAATCAATACAGGATTTAATAGGAACTCTAAGTGGTGGATACGAAAGATTTTGCGATGAGATAGAAAGGGCTGAGACTGAAAATGCGAATTTAATTGTCCTCGTAGAAAACGACTATAACGCAAGCTTAATGTTTCATAAATTAAAAAGAACTTATAAGAAAAACGTAAGAACGAATCCTCAACATATATTTCATAATATTCGTACAATTATTCAAGAGTATCCGAACGTGCAATTCTTATTTGTGAAAGATAGAGTAGAATCAGCTAGAGTTATGAAAAGAATATTTTTTAGCGATTGTAAGTACAAGGAAATTGATTTGCAGTATGCTTACGATTTAAAATTGTTATGAGAGGTCATATAGTAATAACCCACGAGCAGGCTTTACTAATTATCTTGCTTATTATTCTTATTGCATATTTAGATTAACATGTGGTACGCTCCAGAAAAATATCAACGAAATGTCAAAGACACTAATTTAGAGTTATTAGAACTAAAAGGAGAGTTAGAGTCTAAAGCCGCGAAAATATCTTTAGCTAAGTTTCTTCGGGCTAATTTAGGATTTACAGTAGAGCTTATCTCAGGGATAAAGCTGGCTCCTTTCCAAGAAGTTACTCTTAAAGGGTTTTTTAATAGAAACTTTAATATGTGCGTCTGGGGACGCGGATGCGGTAAGACTTTTATTGCGTCCGTGTACTGCTTTTTACAATGTATCTTCGAACCCAATACAAAAATTCTTATAGCTGGCCCAACGTTTCGTACCGCCAGATTTATATTTCAAAACTTAGAAAAGATAGTTGAAACAAAAGGGGCAGAGCTACTTGCTCAAGCTTTCGGCGCCAAGTCTAAACGCAACGACCAATTCGAGTGGAGAATAAACGGTGGAAGTATTACAGCAATACCTCTAAGCGGCGAAAAGATTCGTGGTTTTCGCGCTAACATTCTTGTGCTCGACGAGTATCTACTATTACCAGAAGAGACTATTAAAACGGTTCTTATGCCATTCTTGGTTGCACCGCAGGATATGGCTGAAAGAATTAGGGTTAGAGAAATAGAAGATTCTTTGATTAAAAACGGTAAGATGGAAGAAAAAGATAGGATGGTGTTTGAAAACAAATCAAAAATGATAGCTCTATCTTCTGCCAGTTATAGTTTCGAGAATCTTTATAAAACATATAAAGAATGGATGGGCAATATCTATTCTGATGATATGCTTGATTCTAAGTATTTCATATCGCAAATGGGCTACGATTCTGTGCCTCCAGATATGATCGACAAGACTATTATTGAAGAAGCCCAGTCAGGAGGCTCATCCAATTCATCTTTTCAACGAGAATATTGCGCGCAATTCACAGACGGTAGCGATAGTTATTTTAGCGCAAAGAAAATGCACGAATGCACAGTCCCTGACGGAGAAGCTCCGCATACTCTAGTGACAGGAAATCCAGAGAAAGAATATATACTTGGGATAGACCCCAGTTTCAGTAATAGCCCTAGTTCTGATTATTTCGCGATGTCGCTTCTCGAACTAGATGAAGGATCGTACACCTTAGTTCATTCTTATGCAGTAGCTGGAGGAGATTTAAAAGATCATATTAAGTATTTATTTTATCTATACAAAAACTTCAATATAAAAATGATAATTATAGATAACGCGGGTTATCAGTTTATCGATAGTGCAAATGAATCTGGAGTTTTTAGAGAGGCTGGATTAGAAATTAAATTTTTTGATTTTAATACAGAAAAACAAGGAATAGAATATGATAAAGAACTTAAAAAAGTCAAAAGAGCTTACAGCCCGAAAGACGACATAGTTTGCTTTAAACAAATCTTTAGTTCTGATTTTTTAAGAAACGCTAACGAATATTTACAATCTTGTATAGATCATAAAAGAATATTTTTTGCATCCAGAACAGGAGCATACGGTAGTTTTTTCTCTAAAGTATCTTCGGCT